GAGAAACTTGCGCCAGTGTTCCCCAAACTTCATTAGACATACACAAACCTGCCTTTGGCGCGAGTAACAAACGGAATGTTTGTCCACGTACTGCCATTGTAAATAATGGTGTCGTAAGGAGCAAGGTTCGTAAACGACACATCTGCCAACTCTGACAGCATCCTGACAACTTGCTGCGGGGTAACTTGTAGTCCCTCAATTTGTTTTTGGATTTCGGCCAGTTGAGACAACAGTTCGCTTGGGCTTTGCTGAGTCTCTACTACTTGCGCCAAAGCCTGCAATGCCGCATCGTAGGAAGAAATTAAAGACACGGCATTAGAGCCAATGTCTACTGTTTTTGATGTTGTCGCTGCGTTGTTAAGCGACAAGAAAAACAAATACCAAGCACGGTCAATCAACCCAGTGCGAGGGTCAATCAACGGAACCCGTGGGGGCGTAATGGGCGTGACGTTAAGCATTAGTGCCACTCAAAATAAGTTCAGCGCCCATGATTGCGATCTTCACGGGATCGGCACCCGACACCTCGTATACGCGATCACGCAGTTTCATGGTCATGCCCAATCTGCGCCAGATGGCGCGGCGGTAATATTCGCCGATCTTGCCGATGCTGACCCAGTGCTCGTTGGACCATGTGTGCCCACCATCGTCAGACCAGCGCAGCATGACCTGTGGGTCGCTGCCTTGCGTGACAGCCGTTTGCTGATCGGCAATAAGTTTGTCACCAGATTCGGTGACAAGAAAATCATCGTCTTCGGTTTGCAGACAAATTGTCTCCGCAATCATGCTGCCGTTTAAGCCAGTGCCCGACTCGCAGTCAATCTGAAGACTGTGGTGCGCGGTGCGCTTGAGGTTGTTCTGACCGGTGGGCAGTGCTCTCCATGAACGTAGCCACTTTTGAATCTGCCCGTTGTCCGAATAATCCTCAAGGTCAAACGAGTAAATGTTGCCGTTTTGAAAGTCGCCTACGACAACCTTGTTATTGAATGACATCTGGCAGTTGCTGCGGTGACGGGTAAACTCGCCGTTGGCAAATCCTGCCCTTTCGTGCCATGCCTGTGTGGCGGCATCGTATACCCATGTGGTGTTGGCCGTAGGAAAGATGAGCACGTAGAAGCTGTGGCCGTCTTGCTGGTACGTGTAGGCAATGGCGTCCGAAATGTCAGCGTACTGCTGTATCTGCCACTCAACGGCATGGGTCGAGATGCGTTGGCCCGAGTAGCCGTTGGCCCGGTAGACCATGCCCTGACCACGGGCATCCTTGCCCAGCCAAAACAGGCCGTTGTCCATCTTGGCAAGCGAGTAGGCAGCAGCGCAGCCCAGCTCGTTGAACGCACCTTGGATGCGGGAAAACGGAAAGTCAGCGTTGCCGCTGTTGTACCAAACCTCGATGGAGTTGGTGCCGTAGACCCACAGTTGCCCGTGATCCACGATGATGCCGACCACGCCGTCAGGAGAACCCTCGGCGCTGGCGAAGTCGAGGGGGTCAATCTGCGTACCCTCAAGCAGCGATGTAACCCATATTTTCTGGCTGTTTGGCTCGTTGAAAACAAAGTAGCCGTCCAAGTAACCCACGGTCACCGCACCGGGGAAGTCGCCGTCCGTGATCCGCTGGAATACGTTGGTCAGCGAGTTGTAGATGTACGAGGGGCCGTTGCAGGCTACAAACAACTGGGTGCCGTTGTCAGCCATGCTCACCGGCCCGCTGATGCCCGACACACTGCCGATCAAGGTTACTACGTAGGCGGGGGTTACTTTGTAAAGTTGACTGCCGCTGACCACGTACAGGTTGCCAGCCAGCACCCACAGCCCACGAATGGGGCCGTTGCCCACCGCCACCTCCAGCTTGAGGCCGGGGGCGCGGTTCAGGAACGCAGGCTCTTTGCCAGCCTCGGGCACGATCTCGGGAAACAGGTTGACCATGCGGGCATCCGCAGCGTTGACACTGCGGGCCACGTAGGATGATCCGAGGATGGGCGTCTTCATTAGAAGTTCCCTGCGTAGATGTTGAACCGCTGACGATTCGCCACCACAGCGTAGGGCAAGCTCATTACGTCATACGGGTTGTTGATGCGCTTCAGGTTGCGCTTACTCGTCATGGCGATGCGCTGCACCTGTGGGCTTGGCTCCACGCCGAACTCAGGCGCGATTTCCATTGCCAAGTTGTAGGCAAACGCCCGCATGTAACCCGGTGGGAAGAACAACTCGGTACTGAGCAGTGCAGGCTGCGTCAACTCTTGCACCGAGATAAAGTGCCACTCTAGCAACTGCGTTGGCCGGGGGTAGATGTACATCTCCACGTTGGGGAACGTGTTGTTGACAAAAATGACCTGCGGAAAGGTTGATGTCGAGGTCTTGACAGCGATGCCGTTGTACTGGTCTTGGTTGATGATTTTGATGCCGTAAGACACGCCGCTGGGGGCGCGGAAGTAGGTGGCGTCATCAAGATGGATTGGGCGGTTGCCCACAAAGTCACCAGAAGGACCAAGAGTCTGTTTGATCTGACCCACGGGCCAGTTGAACACCTGATCTTGGGTGCAGAACACAGACAGACGCTCGGTGTTCCACGAGTCGATCATCTGGTTCATTGCAACCAGAGCGTCTTGACTTGTTGCCGCTGACGCCGTTTCACCTTCGGCAAGAATACCAAGCAGCCTGAGTGCTCGATTGATTTGATCCCCCGCTGTGTAACTCATTTCAGTTTCCTTCGGATTCGTCGCTTGCCGAAGTCAGAAAAGACGGGACTTCGTTGGGCTGTTCGACAGGTTGTTCGGTCACTTTGCGAGTCAGCTTGTTGCGCACAGGCTTTTCTGCTATCGGTACCGCATCGACAGGCGTGTCAGGATTGTACCGTGTCCAGCCGTTTTTTTCATCTTCGGCAAGTTCGACATCGTTGATGGCTACTTTGGCACCGTGAATTGGGTGTACGAGGGTTACGTTCATTTGATTCTCCATGTGAAAACGGGGCCGAAGCCCCGTTTTACCAGTTGCTCAAGGATTAGGCAATCCGGTAAGCAACCCAAGAAGTAGCGCCGGTTTTACGGGCGCGGTATGTGTGAGCCACGCCAGCAGTAGCGGCGATGGTAGCGATACCCACGATGGTGAAGCCAGTGGCTGCGGTCAGGGTGATAACACCAGAACCAGAGCCATCAACGTTCATGATCGAGAAGTCAAATGCACGATTCACGCCCATGCTTGGGAATGCAGCGTTCATCAACTCAGCAGTGGGCAGAGTGTAAGCAGCAGCGGACGAGTTAGGGTTGCCCAGAACAATACCAGTTGCCAGTTGCTCTGCGGTCAGAGTTGCCGCGCCAGCGGGGATGGATGCTGGGGCACCTTGACCAAAAAAGTTGACTTCGCCGAGGTTGCCGTCACCAATTTGATAACCGCCTGCGCCGTTAGGGAGTGCCATGATGATTTCCTTTTAGATTGATTTGAGAACAGGGGCCGAAGCCCCCCGCTTGGATTAGCCCCAGATGCGGCAACCCATTTGTGGACGAATCGTGTTGTAACCGTACAACACGTCAACACGGCAAGGCATACGGTCATTGTTGATGTCGTACTGACGAACAACGCGCAGGCTAATACCGTTGTGAACGGCACGGCTTGCCATGTCAACGCCTTGAGGCAGCAACAGGTCAGCAGTGGCGAATGCGATGGCATCCTTGTGGTACACCATGTTCTGTGGGTAGCTAGTTGAAGCAGCACCAACAAACACGACAGCCTTGCCAGTGGCAGGCAGGGACACCATAGTGCACAGGGCGCTACCAGCCGAGTACATAGGAGCCACGGTCACAGTGGCAGTTGTGCTGGATGTCGAAGACGACAGGGCCACGAACTGGAACAGCGAACCGGTGGACTCACGAGTCTGTGGGTTGGCTGCGAAGCAATCGGCGATGGTGAACACGTCACCAACAGCGATAGTTGTACCGGAACCGACAGTCAAAGTCAGAGTGGTTGCGCCTTCGGAGGTCACGGCAGCGCCGGTTGTGTTGCCAGTGGCAGCACGGGTACCGCAGGTGTGAACCTTGATCGACTGGCTCATGTTGACTTCTTCGTAGCCCAACACTTGCTCACCCATCATGCCGTTCTTAAACTG